CCCAATGGGCTTACGATACCATCGAGACAATCAAGGAAGCCATAACAGAACGAGAAGGACACGTAAATAGAGAAGTCGTTAACGAACTGACTGGAATTTATTCGGACGTTCTTCTTGTCGAGATTAACAAGCTACGTTCTAACGTCAAGCGAGAGTTGTACGGAGACGGAAACAATAACTCGGTCGTTGAGTTGATGAACGATATTGCGGACATTTATAATATAACGGTAGACCAATTGGAACTCAAGACACGCAAGAGGCAGTTCTTAGAGCCTCGTCAGTTATTCCATTGGGCAATGGTTAATAAGGTTGTAAAGAATAGCCTAACGCTTGAGCAGATTGGACAACTCACGGGCGGACACGACCACGCAACAGTGCTACATTCCAACCGTCAAGTCAAAGACCGAATCGCAACCGAGCGAGAGTTTCGGGAAATGGTTATGAAGTTTTGCAACAAGTTTGGACTGCGAACGCATTGGACGGGTAATAATATTGAAACAACGAGAGTGATATGAAGATAACTTGCGAAGACAACATGGAACTAATGGCAAGGTATGAAGACGAATACTTTGACCTTGCGATAGTTGACCCGCCTTATGGATTAGGTGTTCACAAAATGAATTATACCCAAAGCACAAAGGGGGGTATTGCTAAAAGACGTGATTATAGTAATATTAGCGAATGGGATAAATCAACTCCAAACAAAGAATACTTTAAGGAACTTAACCGTATAAGTAAAAATCAAATCATTTGGGGCGGTAACTATTTTACCGAAAATTTACCAATAACACAAAGTTGGATTTTATGGGATAAAAAGACAGAAGAAAAGTATAGCAACGATTTTGCAGACGGTGAATTAGCTTGGACAAGTTTTGGTAAACCTTTGAAAATATACCGCTATTTATGGAGTGGTATGCTTCAAGGTAACATGAAAGACAAACAACAAAGAATACACCCAACCGAAAAGCCAATTCAACTTTACGAATGGCTCTTAACCAACTACGCAAAGGAAGGAGACAGGATACTGGACACGCATTTGGGGAGCGGTTCAATTGCTATTGCCTGTCACAATCTTGGTTTTGATTTGACAGCCTGTGAACTTGACAAAGACTACTTTGAGGCGGCAATAAAACGACTGAAGCAACACCAAGCACAACAAAGACTATTCTAATGAGCAAGTGGAAGATAAGAGTTCTCGACTTTGTAATGCTAACATTAGGTTACAAAAGGGAAGAATAAATTTGTTTAAGTGGCACAAATTGTTAACTTTGCTACTTACTATTGAACGCCTGACAAGCGTTTGAAAATGACAAGGAATGATAAACGAATCAAATAAAGGAGGAAGTAACAAAGGTCGCAGCTACCTTGTCGGCTCACTTTGTTTCGGGCAGTCAACCCGACCTCCTCTTTTTTCATTATGGCTAAAGACAAGAAATCATTTGTAGCTTATTGCGACTGGTTAGAATCTTTTGAGGAACTGACAGACGAAGAAGCTGGGAGACTGGCTAAACATCTATTTAGGTACGTTAACGACCTTGACCCTGAAGCACCTGACAAGATTACCAAGATGTGCTTTATTCCAATCAAACAAAGTCTGAAGCGCGACCTTGTGAAGTACGAGGAACGAGCGGAAAGGGCTCGGTTAAATGGAGCAAAAGGAGGACGACCGAAAACCCAAAAAACCCAGTCGGTTATTTCAGAACCCAAAAAACCTGATAGTGATAATGTTAGTGTAAGTGTAAGTGATAATGGTAATGTATCTACTGACGTAGATATTCCCGCGTATGAGGATTTTAAAGAGTATGCTTTGGATAAATGTTCAGAGTTGAATTTTAACGTTCCTGAGAATAGCATCAACGCGAAGTATCAAAGCTGGAAGGCTAACGGCTGGAGGAACGGAAACGGCAAGAAAATAAAGAACTGGAAAACCACTATTCTAAACACCTTGCCCTATCTTCAGCAAAAAGAAACCATTGAGAAAATAGAAACAAAAGAAGAACGAGAGGCGCGGGAAATGATGGAGGAAATAAAACGACAAGCAATTCACGAATCACTTTACGGAAATAATCAAATCGGCAATGTATAATCTTGTAAGCACAATTACTCAACTGCCGTCGATGGTCGGTTGTCAGGAGTTCCCGAACTCTCCGCAAGGAATGAACCTTATTAAACTGATTCAGGACTTTATAAACGAGGAGTATAAATATAATAGCGACACGGTACGAAAAGCATTTATGCTGGCGGCAAAGCAAGAACTATATCTTGACAACAAAAGAATAGACGCTTCGACATTCGGTCAGCACTTGAGCGTTAACGTAGTTGGCAAGGTTCTGACTGCATATAAAGAACACCAAAGACAAAACAAGTCTCGACCGGGTTACAATCCGATGCAGTTGCCTGAGTTTAAAAAGAAACCGATAACCCCAAAGGAAGCGCACGAAATGATAGTTGAATGGATAAATAGAGATAGAAAGCTACCATTTGCCGCTCCGTATCATTTAGCCTACAAGTATCTATTAGAATGCAAATTGGTCAAAGAAGCACCAGTCCAATTACATAACAGATTTAAAGCGGCAGATGACATTGAGTTGAAACTCGCGCAAGATTGGTATAAACAAAATTGTTTGTAGTTTTAACATTGTGAAACAACAAGCCGCAATAGACCTACTCGCAGACGAGGAACTCCACGAACTCGCGGAGAAGTTGTGCAACTGCCCGGACGACTTGATTCAGGAAGTGGCAATGGTTTTACTTGAGATGACCGAAGAGAAATGGCAACAGATAAACGAAGGCGGTTACTTGCGGTTTTACGTGGTTCGGACGATGATGACAATGGCAACATCTCCGCGCTCCAGCTTCTCGAAACTCTACGACCTCCACAACCACAAGAAGGTCGACCACGAGCGAGAAGATTACGACTGGGAGAAGGAAGAGGACATTTCGTTGATTGAAACACTTATGCAAGAGTTGCATTGGTACGACCGCGAAGTCCTGAAGCTATGGCTGGAAGAGGGAAGCTACCGAAAGGTCGCTAAGAAGGTCGACATTCCTTACAAGTCAATCGGGAACACCGTTAAGAAAACAATAGAAACACTTAGAGCAAACTATTATGGAATACATCTTGAGCGGCTTATCCGCGAGCGTGTTAAGCTACCTTTGGATTGAAGTCTTTGGCATTGACCTACTTATGAAAAAGTGGCTGGCAATGGACGAGAGCCAGTCTTTTAAGCCGTTAGACTGTCGGCTTTGTTTGTCGTTTTGGTTTGGAGTTCTTTACTGCGCCAACGACCCGGAGGCACTTCTTTACATTCCTCTTCTGAGTGTATTGGTTGAGCGTTTGATGTGGAGGTTTGAAATATGAGTAAGATAGTCAAGTTGAACGCTCGAAAGCTGAAGACTGAGAAGATAACGCGAAAGGTTGACAGAATAGTTCGGTCAATTGAAAGACTTGAAAGGTTAACCCAAAACAAACAGAGATGAAAACAATAGCACAATTACTTAAACACGACTTTGACAAAGGTTCATTATACCTTTATGATTCAAATAATAAACTAATCTATTTTGAGCATTCAAATGGATATTGGGGGAAAAGTGAATTTGATTCCAACAACAATGAAATCTATTATGAGCAATCAGATGGATATTGGGTGAAACGTGAATTTGATTCCAACAACAATGAAATCTATTATGAGCAATCAGATGGATATTGGGTGAAACGTGAATTTGATTCCAACAACAATGAAATCTATTATGAAAACTCAGATGGTGAAATCAGAGACAACAGACCGAAGGAATCATGTGAAGGTAAACAAATACGGGAAGAAATGACAAACAAAGAGATTGAAGAAATGGCGTTGGAGATGTATCCTAAAAATGAAGGTTACGCTAAACACGAAAGACTGTTTGCACAAGCATTAGCTATGAAAGTACGCGACAAGATGGAACAGAAGCAATGCCCCAAGTGCCACAGAGACACAATCAAAAACGGAGCTTGCGAGGGTAAGATAGTTGAGATTGATGGTAAGACTTATAAACTTGTTGAACTAAACAAATAAGATGAGCGACTTAGTTCTATTGTGTTTGATGTTGTTTTTATTAGTCTGGGTTGTACGAATTTTAAAAGGCGAAAATTTTAACTAATGGACAAAAAACAAGTTTTGCTATTTATCAAAGAAAGGCAAGAGGCACTCAGTAGAATGAAAGCCGCGAAGTTTTCAGGACGAATAACACGAGAAGAGCAGAAACTCTACCAAGAGGCTTGGTCGTACATTGACCCGAAAGCAAAGGTTTGTTTTACTTGTGGAAGAAGTCCGCAAATTATGAGTGTTGCGCTTCTGAATTATTACGAAGCCAACAAACCAAAGAGACGCAAAAAGAAGTGAAGTTCAATAACGACTTTCGACACGACCTTGAAGTAGGACAACTCGGGGAGAAGCTACTGGCGGACATCTTAGAGAACCGAACCATTGAAGTCAAGAAGGACTTGAAAGCAATGAAAACGGGAAACGTGTTTATAGAATACTCTTCACGAGGTAAGCGTTCCGGGCTTTCGACTTCTGAAGCTGACTGGTGGGCATTGATAGTTTCGGAGGAGGTTATTAAATTGGTCAAGACTGACTTTTTAAAAGAACTCTGCCGACCGTATCTCGGAACTAAACGAGACGTTAAAGGCGGAGACAACGACACGAGCAAAGGAATACTTTTACCAATCTCAGAAATATGAGAGAGAACAAGCAACACGAAAATTACGGGCTTTACATAACCCAAAACACTTACACGATGGAGTTCTATTGCTTCAGTCGAGAAGTGGCAGACGACTACTGGAACGGCAACCCGTGCAAGAAAGCAAAAGGAAAGACAAGCCACGAGGCTCTAAAGAATTACAAGAATGGAAAGTTTACCGATTAGTAAGGTCAGACCAAACTCGGACAATCCGAGATACATCAAAGACGAGAAGTTTAAGAAGCTGGTTCAGTCTATTAAGGAGTTTCCTGAGATGATGCCAGTCCGTCCGATTGTGGTCAATAAAGAAATGGTTGTTCTCGGTGGTAATATGCGACTCAAGGCAATGCAAGAAGCTGGACTCGAAAAAGTTTGGGTTGAGGTTGTTGACTGGTCAGAAGAGAAACAACGCGAGTTTATCATCAAAGACAACGTAGGCTTCGGAGAATGGGACTGGGACGAGTTGGCGAATACTTGGGAAGCTGAAGAGTTGAACGAGTGGGGACTTGACACTCCCGACAACTGGGGAGGCGAAGAACTGGAAGCAGAAGAGGACGATTACGAAGTGCCTGAAGAACTCAAGACGGACGTTGTATTTGGTGATTTAATTGAGATTGGAGAACACCGTTTACTTTGTGGAGATAGTACCGATAGCGACCAAGTGGCAAAGTTGATGAATGGGGAGAAGGCGGATATGGTATTCACCGACCCGCCTTATGGAATGTTTCTTGACACTGACTATTCGGAAATAAAGGGTTCAAAAAACGCAAAGATTCAGGGAGGCGGTAAAAAATATGGTAAGGTAATCGGAGACCACAATGACTTTACTCCTGAATTAATAAATACAATTTTTGCTTGCTTTGATTATTGCAAAGAAATTTTTATTTGGGGAGCAGATTATTTTGCTGAATTAATACCCGACAAGAATGAAGGCAGTTGGATTGTGTGGGATAAAAGAGGTGGAGAAGATGCTGACAAAATAGTCGGTTCATCTTTTGAGCTTTGTTGGAGCAAGCAAAAGCATAAAAGATTAATTGCACGAGTAAAGTGGATGGGTGCGTTCGGATACGCAGACGCAAGAGACCGAGTGCATCCAACTCAAAAGCCATTAAAGTTGGTTGAGTTCTTTCTAAATAATTGGGGCGATAAAACTAAATTGATTGCAGACCTTTTTCTTGGAAGTGGAACTACAATGGCAGCAGCACACCAACTAAAACGAAAGTGCTACGGAATGGAACTCGACCCGAAGTATTGTCAGGTTATTATTGACCGAATGACGAAACTCGACCCGACTTTAATCGTTAAGATAAACGGAAAGGAGTACGTTAAAACAACGATTGAACAATGAACGAAGGCGGAACACCAGAGAACTTGAAAAAGTGGGGCAAAGGACAAAGCGGCAACCCTAACGGCAGACCGAAGAAAGTCGAGACGCTACTGAAGGAACATTTCTTAGACGAGCATAATGTAAAGCTATCAAAGGGACAAGTTCAGGACATCATTAAGAACGTGCTGGGCAAGTCCCGGACTGAGTTAGTCGAACTGGCTAAGAATGACGAGTTGCCTTTTTGGATTGCTCTAATTGCAAAGAAAGCACAACGCGATTATGAGAAGGGTTCGATTCATATTCTCGATGTTCTATTTGACCGGGTTTACGGTAAGCCGAAAGAGGAGGTTGAGCAGACCGTGAACGGTGGTAAGCCTGAGAAAGTTGAAGTCGTCATCCATCGACCTGACAAAAAGAAGTAATTTGTCAACCTATAACCTGACAAAAAGAAGTAATTTGTCAACCTATAACCTGACGTGAAACTTGAAGGAACTGGAGTATTTGATGACCTGTGGCAAGCCCTTAATAATAAACAAGTTCGGGGAATTGTGCTTGAAGGTGGCTCACGTAGTTCCAAGACGTGGAGCATCTGCCAAGCGTTATACCTTACGGGACTACAAGAAGAAAAGAGAATTGCGGTCGCAAGGTTCAGGCGTACGTGGATTAAACCAACGGTGCTGGATACGTGGAAGAAGGTACTTCAAAGCCTCGAAGCGTGGAACGATGAGGCATTTAACAAGACGGATTTAATCTACTCCGCTCACGGCTCTACGTTTGAGTTCTACGGACTTGATGACTCGCAGAAACTTCACGGTATCGAGACCGATTACTTTTGGCTCAACGAGGCAATCGAAACAAGCAAGGACGACTTCGACCAACTGGAGCAACGTTGCAAAGGGAAATGGATTCTCGATTATAACCCAAGCACGGACGAACATTGGATTTACGACAACGTACTCAAACGAGACGATGTGGTTTTGATTCATTCCACGATGTTGGACAACACGTTTCTCGACCAGCATATTCGGGACAAGATAAACAGTTACGAGCCGACTACTGAGAACAAGGCAAGAGGAACGGCAGACGAATACAAATGGAAGGTCTACGGACTTGGGCAAAGGTCAAGAAGAGAAGGAGCGATTTACGAGAACTGGCAAGAAACCAAAGACTTTCCAACGGGCTACAAGTGGAAAGCGTACGGGCTGGACTTCGGTTTCACTAACGACCCGACCGCACTTGTGGAAGTTGTTTACCAAGAGGGCAAACTATGGGTCAAGGAATTACTTTACGAGTCCGGGTTAACGAATGCAGACATTGCTCAACGTTGCGGACTACAAAGGTCGGACGAGATAATAGCCGACTCAGCAGAGCCTAAAAGCATTGAGGAAATAAGACGGTCAGGCTTCAGGATTAGACCAGTTGCAAAAGGTCAAGACTCGGTAAGGTCGGGCATCGACAAGCTAAAGAGCGTTCAAATAATGGTGCACCAAGACTCAGTTAATGTTATCCGAGAACTCCGCAACTACGCTTGGAAACGAGATTATAAAACAAACCAAGTAACCAACCAACCCGAAGACGATAACAACCACGCTCTCGATGCTTTGAGGTACGTGGCAATGGAGAAGTTGAAAGCGAACGCGGGGAAGTACACAATACGTTAGACACAAAAACACGGATTCGCTATTTATTATTGAAATGCTTGAGAGACTGAACAAAATTTGGCGGATGCAAGAGTCGTACACCGACTACCCGAAAGCCGCTTCTGAGAACGCAAAGACTGCCTTAAGATGGGCTGAAAAGAACGGCTGGAAAGGTTGTGGTACTGCCGTAGGAAAGGCAAGAGCCAACCAACTCGCAAACCGTGAGCCGATTAGTTTAGAAACCATTGAGCGAATGGCGGCATTTATACGGCACAAAAGGAACTCAACCCGAAAGCTGGGCGAAGGTTGCGGTCGTTTGATGTGGTTAGCTTGGGGCGGAACTGAGGGCGTTGAATGGGCAAGGCGAAAAATAGAACAACTAAAGAATGAAGATTGAGTTACCTAATAGCTGGGAGGGTGTAACGGTTAAACAGTTCCAAGCACTTCAGAAGATTCTCGCAGAGAAGGGTGACGAGTACGCCACCAACGTGGCAATCATCTCGATAATGTCGGGGACTCCGATGGACGAGATAGAAACCTACTCTCTAAAAACCTACGCTAAGTGCATGAACACGCTTTCTTTCCTTACTGAACAACTGGTCGGGGAAGTACAAAAGGCGGTTGAATTTGGAGGCGTTAGATACGATGTTATTACAGACGTTTACAAGCTGAACGGAGGGCAATACATTACCTTAATGCACTTGATGAAAGACCCAGACAAGGTTATCGACCAGCTTCACGAGATAATGGCGGTTTTCCTTGTGCCTAAAAAGCGCACTTGGTACGGCTGGAAGAAACAACCTTACAACGCGGACAAGCACAAGGAGATAGCCGAGCAGATGCTTCAAGCACCGATGACAATAGTACAACCGTTGTCCGCTTTTTTTTTAACCAGTTATCTCAAGTCCGCAAAACATATACTGGAATCTTCGGTCAAGAAAGCGGAGAAAGTCAAGAGACAAGCGGAGAAAAAGTTGAGACGTTTGAAACAAAATACGGATGGTTGAACGTGGTTAACAATCTGTCAAATAACGATGCGACCAAATGGGGTTACTTCTTCGCTCTTCCTTTGCGGGAGTTCTTGAATCTCATCTCGTTCCAAAAGGCTAAACAGTCTTACGAGTACCATCAACAAAAGCAAAATGGCATTCGATAAACTGATAGACGCGCTTAACGAGTTTCGTGGCGAGTACGTTAAGGAACTAACCAACTCACTAACCGAGAAGAACCTAATTTCTTCGGGTCAGCTTGGGGAGTCTATCAAACTTGCCGTACAACCAAAGGTTAAAGTTTTCGGGCAAATTTACCGACTTCAGATTCGTATGGCGGCATACGGGGAGAACGTGGACGAAGGTCGAAAGCCGGGAAAGGGTTTGCCTCCGGGAGTTCTTGAGCAATGGTTAAGTTATCCGAACACCTTGCAGAAGGTAACGGGACAAGACAAGCAATTGAAAGACTACGAGCGAAAGTCTTTGGCGTTCGTTATCAATAGAAGCATTAAGCAGAAAGGAATCAAGCCGAAGAACTGGATACAACCAGCCGCAGACAAAGCAAATAGAAACATTGCGGGAGTAGTTGAGGCGGCACTTGCGGAGGACATCGAAATAACATTTGAAGAAATCAAGAAACTCATCGAAAGCTAATGGCTATCTTTCTTACACAAAACGGAGAACCTGAACAGTACGGACTTGCGTACAACGACAACGCTTACGTTATCAAGACAACGAATTACACGCCAACGGTTCGTTTCAATATTGCAATCGTCCCTCCTACGTTTCCAGTTGACCCGCTAATCGCACAAGTCAAGGTTTACCCAACACGAGCAGAGGACGGTGGAACGGTTTACTTCGACCGGGCTTTCTTTGACCCGTCTCGGTTTCTTCAGTCTTATCTGAACGGTCAGCTTGATATTTTCGGAGCAAACCACAACGGCTTCTATGTAACGAACCAAATGCACAAAGAGTATTATTTAACGATACTCGAAGAGGACAAAAACGCTCAAGGGGTTTACGAGTCGGGCGACTTATTCATAACCAAAATAAAGAGCGTTTGGAACGGAGTACGAAACGAAATCGAATGGCTCGACTTTGATTATACGGACTACATTATAAACAACACGGCAAGTACCACAAAGAAGTTCTTAACTGATTCTCCGCGTACAATACGAATAGACTCAGACCAAAGCTACCAGCTTCAGTTTATAGCAAACGAAAGGTTCGGGGCTTACCAGTACAACATAAAAGCGTATTCAGGTTACAACGCAACGGGGTCGTTACTTGCTGACGGTATCGTTTCTAACAACATCGCGGTTGCTGATTCTTGGGACAAGATTTACTTCAGAATACCAGTCGGCACTCACGACATAGGCAACATCGACCCGGCACTTTACACAGACACGTTACTCGGTTCAACACCTTCAACGGCTCTCAATGGAGCGGCAAGTTATACGATTCACTTGGAGGACAACACGAACCAACAAACGAGCGAACGGTTTACCTTTAACGTTAACGAGACTTGTTCAAAGTACAACGAGGTTCGGGTTCACTTCCTTAATCGTTTAGGCGGTTACGATGGGTTTAACTTTTATCTGAAGTCAATCCATACGACCGACATTAAAAAGGACAAGTACGACCAGCAGCACCACGACTGGAACGGTTCAAGCTACACGTACACAAAGAAGAACAGAGGTACAACGGATTACAACGTAGCACTAAACAAGAAGGTAACGGTAAACACCGACTATTTAACAGAGGACGAAAGCGTTTGGCTTGAAGATTTAGCAACGTCTCCGAGCGTTTATATCGAGGAGAACAACGAACTGATTGCGGTTAACATTGACCCGCGAAGAATCCAACGCAAAACGAGCCTGAACGATAAGTTGATGCAGTACACTTTTGAACTGAACTACTCAATTAAAAACAGAAGACAACGTGGTTGAGGTTAGAATAGAGGGTTATCGGTTAGACGTTTTCGAGGGCTTCGACTTCTCGTTCAATTACGGAGTTGCTGATATTCGTAACCCTGAGAAGAGAAGCACGGAATACTCGAAGACAATCAAGTGTCCAGCAACAAAGTCAAACGATGAGTTGTTTGGACATATTTACGATGTTAACATAAGCAACAATTACGATGCTAACATTAGCAATATATCTGTCAATTTTAACCCTAATAAGAAAGCGGAGGCGCGAGTAATAGCTGACGGGGTGGAGGTTATGGCTGGAGTTGTCCAGCTTCGGAAAATAGTTCAAAAAGGACACGCTTACACCTACGAGGTTGTGTTCATTGGAAAGCTGATAAACATCTTCTCGGTACTTGGAGACAAAAAGATAAACGAAACGCTTGACTTCAGCGACCTAAATCACGAACTAACTCAAACCAATATTGTAAACAGTTGGTCGAATACTGACGGCTACGTTTACCCTTACATTGATTACGGCAAGAGGACAGAGTTTAATAACGTTGGACGAGTCTTTTACCCGAACGACCTTCGCCCAGCTTTATATGCAAGTACGATTCTAAACAGAATATTTGCTTTCGCTGGGTTCAGTTACGAGAGTTCATTTTTTAACTCAACGCTTTGGAGCAAGTTAATTGTTCCGTTCACAAAAAAGACTTTGCTTCCTGACGGCTCTCAATCTGCAAACAGATTATTTAGGGCTTTACTTCCAGCAGAAACAACACTAACCAACTGGTTTAACGTTTCTACGGGTTTATATTACAAGACGCTCGACATTAGCAACGATTCTACTGGAGGAGGTTTCGACACGGGAAACAATTACACGACAACGGGTTTGAATTATCTCGTTCCTGAGACTGGTCTTTACACTTTCAACCATACGGCTACAATCAAAGTGCAAAGAGACACGGCTTCAATTAGTCGCATTTACAGTTCAACGGGTTCTAACTTGCGCGGTCAAATATTCAAAGTTGATACGAGCGGACAACAAACGGTTCTGAGCGAGACAACGTTTCCAATACAAACAAATAGCTACTTAGAGCAGACGTTGACTTTCAACCTTACGGCTTCAGAAGAAGTCTTATTTGCTGGAGACAGGGTCTATTATCGGCTTTGGTTAGATAATCAAAACTTGATAATAAGCAACGCTCTTGGCTCTATCTTGCCGCTTTCTAACTTCTTTACTGACTTTGATATAACTGCGGAAGATGCGGAGTTCAGCAACGATGCAATAATAGACGCTTTTGAAGGAGACCTTTTAGACTTTTCAACGATTGCGCCTGAGTGTACTATGTCGGACTTTCTAACGTCCGTATTTAAGATGTTCAACTTGTTTGTTGAGGTTGACCCGAATAACGAGAAGAACCTACTTATTGAAACGCGAGACACATTCTACTCGCAAGGCGGTACAAAGGACTGGACGTATAAGCTGGCAAGGGACAAAGATATTACTCTTGAACCGTTGGGAGTTCTGACTGACCGGGAATACATTTACACCTACTCGGAGGACGGAGACTACTACAACGAGCGGTATCAAAATAACAGAGGACACGTTTACGGACGCTCAAGGGTTGAGATTGACAACGACTTTGTTCAGTCAAAAAAGGAAGTCGAAATAATCTTCTCGCCTTCTCCTTTGGTTAACGATAACCCTTCAAACCGAATCATTCCGAAAATTTACGATGCTGACATTTCGGAGGGGGCAAAGCCAACGGATGCGAATATTCGGATTCTTTACTTTGAGAACTTACCGAGTAACCCGTCTTGGGAGTTGGCGAGTTACTTAAACCCAACACTTACACAAACGACTTACCCTTACGCTGGGCACTGGGACAATCCAATAACACCAACGGTTGATATTAACTTCGGACTTCCTTTTGAGTTGTTCTATCAAGCAAACAGTTACACGGGTACGATTCAGGTAACTAACGCTAACTTGTTCAACATTTACCACCGTAACTATATCAACGAGGTAACAGACAAGGACTCGAAGGTTATGACTGGACTGTTTTACTTAGAGCCGACCGACATTAACACGCTTGACTTCCGCGACCAAATTGTAATAGATAACGCTTACTGGCGTTTGAACAAGGTTATGAACTACAACCCTTTCAAGGAGGGTTTAACGAAGGTCGAACTCATTAAGATAAAAGAACCCGTTACTTTCCAAAAATCCGAGAAGAGTCTAAATTCGGGCGGTTCTTTAGGTTCTGAAAAAATGCCTAACCCTTCAAGCGAAACAACTAAGGACGGCAACAAGTACCCGGTTTTTCAAGGCAAGGTAAGCGGAGCAGAAAACATAGTCGGACAAAGCGTTACGGCTTTCAAAGTTGTCGGGAGCAGAAACACAATCGGAGAAGGCTCAAAGAACATTACAATCTTCGGAAACGAAAACGAGGTCGCTTCAGGGCTTCACAACGTCCAGTTGATAAACACTAACGGAGTCGTTGTAAGGCGTTCAAACGTAACCTTTGTAAACGGCAAAGAACAAGACAACGTTGAAGTCTTGGAAGGCGGAGAGAACGAAGTCCGGGCGTTGAATGGAGGAACTAACATCTTCACGGTTGACGGAGGCGAGGACATCGTTCAGACACAATTTTCTGAAATAGCTATTTATACAATAGAAGGCGGAGAAAACTAATGGCAACACAAGACTCACGAATAAAAATAAAGCGGTCAACGGTAACGGCAACCGTTCCAACCGTACCAAGTTCTAACGACCACACAGATGGCACTTGGACGGCTACCGACATCTACAAGGGAGAACTTTTCTTCAACCAGGCTGACGGAGTTCTTTGGTCAAGAGACGACAACGGAGTTGTTTGTTTGGGCGGTTCGGCTTCTGTTGAGTTAACACCCGCACAAGTCAAGACTCTAAACACTACACCGATAACCATAGTCGGAGCAGTTAGCGGTTATGCTATTGAGGTAATTAGCGCAAGTGTTAAGATTGCATTCAATACAACGGCATACGCAACTAACACGAGTTTACATTTGCACATTGACGGAGCAGATGACAATGTTGGGCAAATAGGCAACAACATTCTACTTGCAACCGTTGACCAAATTAGTTCAGCCTATGCACCTTCTAACCCTTCAAGCGGTCAAACTCAAGTCTTGGCTAATGCGGCTCTTCAAGTAAAAGTGCCAAACGGAGACCCAACAACGGGGGATTCTACCGTAACCGTTTACGTTAATTACAGATTGATACCAGCTTAATGGCGACCAAAGTAGCAATAGAAGTAGATGTTAAAACGGGCGAAGCCAACGATGACATTATTGCGTTAAGGGAAGAACTCGAAAAGGTCAAGCAGACTCAGAAGGAAATGAGCGACCAGTTCAAGGCTGGTTTCGAGGCGGCAGAAAAAGGAGCCAAAGGAGCGTCTAAGGGAATGACGGGCTTCGGTAATTCAATTGGAGGAGTTCTAAAGTCGTTGGGTCTTGTTGCTATTGCGGCAGAGGTCTTTATGTTCATTCGCGATTTACTTATGAAGAATCAAGCGGTTATGGACGCATTTAACACCGCGACCATTGCGTTTGAGATAATTGTAAAAAAGCTATTTGACACGGTTTCCGGGTTGGTTACACCAATGAAGGAAGCCTTCGAGAACCCTCTTGAATCACTTAAAGCAATAGGTTCATTTATCAAAGAACGGCTCGTTGTAATTATTGGAGGATTCGTTAACCAGTTTATCGCTTTGGGCGATATTATGAGAGCGGCTTTCGAGTTAGATTGGGACGGAGTAACAAAAGGAGCGGAGAAGTTCGGAGAGGCGGTTGTCCAGACTTTCACGGCAACAACCAAACAAGAACGAGCCAGTCTTATTGAGTCAGTTACTGAGTTCGCAAACGAGACTATCAAAGCAACGAAAGCGGCAGTTGACCAAGCGGACGCACTCGTTAAACTTCGCAACGAGGTTAAACTACTGGAAGCCGACCAGCGAAACTTAATCTTAGTTAGACAAAAAGAAGCCGAAGAACAAAGGCAGATTCGAGACGATATAAGCAAAACACTTGCGGAGCGAATCAAAGCAAACCAAGAACTCGGAAAGATACAATCGAAGCAATTAGAGGAGGAAACTGCGATTGCAAACAAGCGAATCGAGTTAGCAAAAAGAGAACTTGCACTTGACAAAAATAACGTTGACCTACAAGTCGCGCTTAAAGACGCAAGAACAGAACTCGCAGACGTTGAGGAACGAATCGCGGGGCAAAAGTCCGAGCAGTTAACCAACGAAAAAGCACTTGAACAAGAACTGTTTGACCTTCAAAATGAGTTAAGACTTGCAAGGCTTGACGGAAGGGAAAAAGAACTTGAAGAAGTCCAACTTTATTACGATGAATTAGCAGACAAAGCAAGGCGTTCAGGAGAGGACATTTTCGAGATTGAAGCGGCAAGAGGACGAGCAATTAACGAACTGAACGAGAAGTTTAGAAAGGAAGATTTAAAGAACGAAAAGAAGAACGCGGAGGACATTAAAAACGCCAAAATTAGCGCGGTTACTGAGACGGCTAATGCTATTGGAGCAATTAGCGACTTGGTACAACAAATGGCTGGAGAGAACGCGGTCGCGGCTAAAGTATTGGCGGTTGCTGAACTTGCTATCAATACGGCAGTTGCAATTAGTAACGCAGTTGCTACGGCTTCAAAGGCTTCTAACGTTTACGAAATGGTTGCGGGAATCGCGGCTGGAGTTGCGGCAGTCGTTTCAACTATTGGACAAGCGGAAGCGATTCTTAACTCCGCACCGATACCCGGAGGAGGTGGAGGTTCTGCGATTGCTTCAGTAAGTGCGCCAACCGCTCCAGCTATTCAACCAGTAACGACAAACACGACCGAACTCGGAGGAGTAGAACAAGCACAACTTGCACCTATTCAGGCTTATGTCGTGGAGACAGAAGTAACGGGCAATCAAAACAATGTAAACCAAATAGAATCACAAGCAACATTCGGAGGATGAACAAGCTACCAGTAATTTACTTAACAATAGATGACGACCACGAAACGGGTCTTGACGCAATCTCAATAGTTGACCATCCAGCAATTGAGCGGGAGTTTTTGGCTTTTAATAAGCAACACAAATTCAGCTACAATGACGAGAAGCGAATAGTAAGCGGCTTTGCTATGTTGGCGGACTACCCTATTTACAGAAGGGACGAGGACGAAAGAGAATATTACGTTGTCTTTGATTCGGATTCCATTCGTAAGATTGCTTACAAGTTTATGAAGGAGGGCAAGACCTCCGCGACCAACTTAGACCACGAAACACCGATTGACGGAGTGTTTATGTTTGAGAGTTTCTTAATTGACGAAATGAAGCCAACGCCTAAAGGTTTCGACAAAGCACCGAACGGAAGCTGGTTCGTTAGTTACAAGATTGACAACGACGAAGTTTGGGCGCAAGTCAAGGACGGAACGTTTAACGGTTTCAGCGTTGAGGGCGTATTTTCAGAGTCCCGGCAAATGGACGTTGACAAAATGATTATTGAAGAAGTCGAGAAGGCTCTGCGTTCCTAAGTGGCACAATCTCGAAAAGTTGCTATTTACTAAAAAATTACCTATGAACATCTCAGAATTAGTCGGGTCTAAACTTCCCGAAATCAAGAAACTGTTATTCAGCGAAACCGAAGAGAAATTCGAGGACGCTAAACTTGTTGACGGCACTATTGTACGTTACGAAGTTTTGGAAATTGGCGCGGCTTTGTCAGTAGTTGGCGAGGATGGAGAAATCGTTGCGGCTCCTGACGGAGAACACGAACTCGAAAGCGGAGTTGTTGTAAGAACTGAAGGCGGTCTTATTGTTGAAATTCTTGAGCCTGAAGCTGAACCAGTTGAAGAAGAGGCTGGAGACGAAGAGAAGGAGGAAGAGATGAGCGCAGACGAAACAACCGAAGAGACTACTGAAGAGGCTACTGAAGAAGTAGTTGAAGAAGTTGCTCAGTTTGACGCTGAAGCGTTCAAGTTGGACATTATGGACTCAGTAGCTACCTTGATTCAAGCGGAGGTTGACAAGTTCGCCAAGACTGAGAAGGTCGGAGAAATCGAGAAAGCGGTTGGTCTAATTACAGACATCGTTGAGAAGATGGCGGCAACACCGAAAGAAGAGCCAACCAAAAAAGTACCAAACCCTTTCAACAAGGGAACTAATTATGCCGAAATCGCTGAAAAGATGAGAGCGGCAATCACTAAGAAATAAACCAAAAAACATTTTTAAACAATGGGATTTTCACCATCACCACTAACAAGCGGACTTCAAGCTTACATCGAGGAGCAGAATTACCCGCTAATTGCGAAGGCTTTGACATCTTCGCCAACAATGGCTTTAGCTGAAAAGCAACTAAACGTAAAAGGTAAGAGTGCTATCAACTTAGCTGACATTGACGTAACCTTCCAAGATGGAAGCGGTTGCGCTTGGAACGAGGACGGAGACATCACTCTAACTCAAAGGTTTATCGACCCAGCGAAATTGAAGTTGCAAATGGAGTTCTGCCCGAAAGAATTGGAGGCTATCTACCTTAGAACTCAACTTCCTTCGGGAGCGCATTACGAGTCTATTCCTTTTGAGGAGTTCTTTGCTAACCATTTGGTTGGTAAAATTTCTGCTGAATTGGAGAAAATGATTTGGAGGTCAGTTGGTTCAGTTCCTACTTCATCTCTTCCAACGGGTTCGGGTAACTTCCAATTCTTTAACGGTTTCCGAGATGCTATTCTTGGAGGTTCTTACATTGACGCAAACACCGCTAACTTCGGTTCGGGTACGCCATTGACTGCGCTCAACGCTACAACGATGTTGGAAGCAGTTCAGCGAGTTTACGAAGCTGCGGCTGACGCAGTTGTTGAAAGCGATGACGCGGTGGTTTTCGTATCTGCAACTAAATTCAGAAGCCTTGCAATTGGAATCCAAAACGGTCTTGGTTCTTTCGTAAGTGACGGTGGTCAGCTACAAGGATACCAAACTGAAATGGGCGGTTTGTCAATGGTTATGCCGGGAACAAACTTAAGAATCCAAGCTACAAGCGGACTTGGCGGAACTGAGGATGTTTACCTTGCAAGAACTTCCAATATGTTCGTTGGAATGGACTTGGAAGAAGATGCTTCACGTATCGAATCTTGGTACTCTCAAGATGACCGTAAATTCAAAATTGCGGTTGAGTTGACAGTTGGTGCACAAGTTGCGTTCCCAGACCAAATCTCGGTTATCAATATCTAATTTAACGGGGCGGCTTTCGGGTCGCCCCTTCACTCCAAAAAAATAAAAAAATGGCATACACTTCTTGTGCATTAACAACGGGTTTTGACCTTGACTGCCGCGACGCAGTTGGCGGAGTGAAGAGCGTTAGCTTTGCAAACCTTGAC